GTCCAGGTATAAACTTATCAAACACAACAAAATTTTATGGTACAGCAGAAAAAGCAGAAAGTTTAATTGTTGGTACAACAACAGTATTAGCAGCAAACTTTTTAAGAGGTGATGTAGAAAGCACTACTACTTTTCCAATTCGTGTACAAAACAATGAAGGTATTAGTTACGGAATAAACAATGAACTATCAATAGGAGTTGAAGGCCAAGCAGGTTTAATTCAACACCAAGTTGAAGGTTCTAGTATTGATGTTAGAGTTAAAAAAGATGGCTCAAGTCAAACTGCAATTAGAATTGATAGTGATTTAAAAGTTGGTATTGCAAATCTTGCACCAGAAGAAGCATTAGACGTAACAGGAAATATAAAAGCAAGTGGAATTTTAAAAATTCAAGATGTTACAGATTCTACAAACATAAGCGACGGTAGTGCTATAATTAAAGGTGGCGTTGGTATTGCTAAAAATTTGTTTGTTGGAGAAAATATTGCAGTAAGTAAAAAGATTACTTTAGGTAATACAAACTTACTAGTTGATACTGCTGAAAGTGACCTTGTATTACCAGACAGTAATAACGCAAGAAACATAGGTAACCCTACACTTAAATGGAGAAACATTTATGCAACAACGTTTAAAGGAAATTTAGAAGGTAACGTTAGCGGAAGTGTTTCAGGTAGTGCAGGAACAGCTGATAAACTAACCTCTGCAACACTATTTAAGATTACAGGAGACGTAGAAGACGTTACACAACGTTTTGACGGACAAACACAGTTTGAAGGCGACTTTGGTGCTGGTACAAAACAATTTAATTTACAAATTAAAAATACAATTATTAGTAATAAGACTAATACATCTTCTAGTAACTCAGATGACGAAGTTTTAATTAACAGAGTAACAGGTGATACTGGATTAAAGAAGATGTCAAGAAACACATTATTTTCATCTATCCAAGGACTTATGCCAGTTGGAACTGTATTACCTTTTGCAGGTGCTGCTGTTCCGCCAGGGTTTTTATTATGTGACGGAACAGAAGTAGATACAGCAGTTTATAGTAAACTTGAAGCAGTAATTGGAAATACATATAATAGTACTCCAGGTGCTGGTAAATTTGGACTACCTGATTTACGTGGTAGATTCTTAGCAGGAATGTTAGGAACAGCAACAGGTGCTAATAGGATTACTACAGGCACAGGAATTAATAATTTAGGTGCTGTTGACGGTGATCAAACAGTTACAATTGGAGTTAATAACCTACCAGAACACAGTCACGATATGAAGGACGGTGATAACAACCAATTCTTTGCTGTTAGAGAGCAAGATACAGGTGACACATTGCCAGCTGGAGTACAACGCTCTACATTAAGCGTAGGATCGTTTGCTTCGCAGAAATTACCAAGCAGTGGAGGAGTTGTTGGCGATACTGGAGATGCACTAAATGTTGTAAATCCGTTTATGACAATGAACTTCATAATTTACGCAGGAACAGATTAATATGAGTTATAGAATTAATAAAACAGACGGCACATTGCTTGTAGATCTAGTTGACGGTGCAATTGATACCGGCACTACAGATATTACATTAGTAGGAAAAAATTATAAAGGTTTTGGCGAATACCTAAATGAAAACTTTGTTGCTTTACTTGAAAACTTTTCATCTAGTTCAGCTCCGGTAAACCCTGTAAAAGGACAACTTTGGTACGATACTGCAAATCAAAAATTAAAAATTTATAACGGCACAATATTTAAAGTATCAGGTACTCCTTCTGTTTCTTCAGTCCAACCTTCAAACTTAGTTGAAGGCGATTTATGGATTGATAACTCAACTAAGAAGTTATACTTTTTTGATGGAACAACACCAGTATTAGTAGGTCCTTCATACACAGCAGCACAAGGTAAAACAACTTACGAAGCATTTACAACTATTGACGTTTCTAACCAAAGTAAAACAATACTATTAGGTTACGTAAACGGAGTACTTGCTGAAGTACACAGTAGAACAGAATTTAGAGTAGCAAGTAATAGTAATTTTGCAATACCAAACTATCCAGTTGATGATAATGATACACAAACACCAAAGCGACAACTTATTAAAGTAGGGGTTAATTTAGTAGATCCTCTAAACTATATTTGGAATGGTACTGCTACTACAGCAAACAATCTTGTTGACGGAGCAGGAGTATCGTTTGCACCTACTGATTTTGTAAGCACAAATGCTAGAGACAGTTTAACAAATGCTTACATAGAACAATCTACATTAGGATCATTATTTGTTAAAGGTGAATCAGGGTTAGCAGTAGGCGTAGGATCAACAAAGTATGCTACATTTAAAGTTGACCAGGGTACAACTAATACAGTAATTGAATTACAACAATTAAATCAAGACTTTTCAATACAAGTTAGACAAGGTTCAGATAGTATTGATGCAATCTTTGTTGATGCAAGTGCAGGAAATGTTGGAATATTTAAAAATACTCCAAGTGAAGCATTAGATGTAAATGGTAATGGTAAATTTAGCGGAAATCTTACAGTTACAGGAGATTTAACTGTAAACGGAGGCACAACAAATTTACAAGTTACAACACTTCGAAGTCAAGATAAAAACCTAGAATTAGGTTATATAACAAACGATGATAGTAGTCTTACAGAAGGTAATGATACTAGTGTTGACGGAGCAGGTATTACTGTTGTAAGTTCAAACGGAAGCAAAGATATAGCATGGTACAATAGTACAGGTAACTGGACTAGCAATCAACATTTTGATTTAACAGAAAGTCATGTTTACAAAATAAACAATAGTACTGTACTTACAAATAATTCGTTAGGTACAGGGATAACAACTGCTTTAGGTTTAACACAAATAGGAACTATTACAAATTTAAGCACAACAGCATTAACAGTCACAGGCGGCACTATTACAAGTTCTAGTGCAATAGCATTGTCTAGTGGCGCTGATATTACAGTAAATAGTAAAAAAATTACAGGAGTAGCAGATCCTACTACAGCACAAGATGTTGCTACAAAAAATTATGTTGATACACAAATTGATAGCACACCGGTTATTACATCATTAGATATTACTGGATTAACAAATCCAAGTGGTGCAGATGGACCGTATAATGACGTAATAAGCATATTAAACATTTTATCTCCCCCTGCAGACAAAGCAGCTGGTACAGTAGCTAGAGTTTTAACCACTAACTATGGTACTACAACTGTGGATATTACAGGGTCAGATTTAAATACTGCTAGAAACAGAACGTTTGAAAGTGTTGATGCAAACGGAACTTTAAATGAGTCAGTCCTTAAAGATATTAGTTTTAATACTATATCTGGTTCGTCTGTATCTTTAAGTGTAACAAGAAAAATAATGAATTTAAGTGTAAGCGGCTCAAATGCGTGGCAATGGGTTTCAACAACTGCTTATCCGTAACGAGGAATAAACTTATGATAGCGATAAATACATACGCAAGGGGTATATAAATGGCATATAATATTGATAGATACAATAATACACCGTTAACAACTATCCAGGATGGTACTATTGACCAAACTACGGATTTAAAGCTAGTTGGTAAAAACTATGCGGGTTACGGTGAAATACAAAACGAAAATTTTGTTTTCTTATTAGAAAACTTTAACGGTGGTAATCCACCTCCAAAAGCGGTAAGCGGACAAATTTGGTTTGATAATTCAAACAGCAAATTAAAATTTTATGACGGCAGTCAATGGCGTACAACAGGCGGAGCAGAAGTAAGTGGAACATCCCCTTCCGGACTTGCTTTAGGCGATTTTTGGTGGGACACAAACAATGAACAATTATATGCCCTAGGTTCATCAGGTTTTGTTTTAATTGGCCCACAAGATGCTGGCGACGGTATTACACAAATGCAAAGTAAAACAGTACTTGATACAAGTGCAGTTTCTAGATCTATAATAGTAGCTACCATTAACGATGAAGTTATTTTTGCAATAAGCGGAACAGAGTTTACGTTAAGTTCAGAAAGTGCAATCACAGGATTTACTGACATTAGACAAGGTGTTACGCTTAAAGGCTCACAATCATCAAATGGAGTAACATCTACAGCTGACAGATTCTGGGGTACAGCAAAAAGTGCTGAAGGTCTAGTAATTGATGGAGCATTTGTAACTGCATCAGATTTTGTTACAACAGGTAGTGCATCATTTACAAACCAAACGAACTTTGCTACTGACGATGGTATTACAGTAGGTGTAAGTGCAGACGGTAGATTTAAAGTTGAAAACGGCCAAGATGTTGTTCTTGCTAATGACATTGGTGCAAATTTAATTTTTAGAGCCAAAGATGGCGCAACAAACAAAGATGTTATTGAATTACGTCCTGGTCAAGTATTACCAGGATTATCAACTAGAACTCCAGAAGCAGCACAAACAGTTGACTTAGGTACAACTGCTTTAAAATTTAGAAATATATATGCTTCAGGCAAATTGTTTGGTACAGCAGAAAAAGCAGAATATTTAACTGTATCTGGACTAGGTGATGTAGGCGGATCAATTTCTGCTAACGCTGGCACACTTGCTATACGTACATCAGTTGATGAAACAATCAATGGACAGAATATTACAGCAGGATCATTAAAAGCAAACTTCTTTGTTGGTGTTGGTACACAAGCTCAATATGCTGACTTAGCAGAGAAATATTCAACACAAGAAGAATTACCAGCAGGAACAGCAGTAGCAGTATGCGGTCATCCAGATCATGAAATAGAACCAGCTAAAGTTAGCGATATTTGTATCGGTGTAGTTTCAACAGATCCAGGTTTGATGATGAATTCACAAGCAGACGGACAATATATTGCTCTTAAAGGACGTGTTCCTGTAAGAGTTAAAGGACCAGTTACAAAGGGTCAGCCAGTGTATGCTTGGGAAGACGGAGTTTGTTCTACAATAGAAACAACATCAATGGTAGGTGTTGCACTAGATTCAAATGATTCAGAAGAAGAAAAATTAGTAGAGTGCGTGTTAAAGGTATAAATAACTACGCACTTAATACAAAGAAGGATTAATAATGGCAGTATCAGTCGGAAATAGTATTACAGAAAATGATTACAATACTTACGAAGTCGTGTAAACGTTTTGTTAGGTTCGCCGTCAGGTACTACTGAAGTAAATTCTAGAGGATATGGACAAGCATTAAGCAGTTCAACGGTTGCAGCTGATAGTGTTATCACAGCAACACAATGGGATAACTTAAGAACTGATATAGAAAAGATTGCTATACATCAAACAGGTACAGATCCTTCACTTACAAATGTTGCCGCAGGCAACAGTATTGCAGCAACAATTTTTAATGCATATGAAACAACAGTAACAACAGCAGAATCTACACCATTTGGTATAGATGCTGGAGAAGGTTCAACTGAAGCAGGTATTACAAGTCAAAGAACTACTGATTGGAATGGTACAATTAATCATGAATTTACTGTTACTTGGGCAGACGCAAATACACGTAAGGCATTTTTCAATGCTGGCGGACACATAATATTTTCTGCTGCTTTAGCATATTCAGCTTCAGAAGCAAAGACTTTAGACTGGCAAACAATGTTATCAGATGCAGGTAGTATAGGTGTTAACTATTTAGAAGCATTTAATATTTCAGGAACAGGTAATGCTGTAGCAAGAGGAACACCATTAACAATTGGTAATTACGATCTAACAGCAAGTTATCAAGACTTATATTCTAAAGGTGGAGCAAATCCATATTCGGAAAATCTTTATAAAATTCAAGCAAAAACATCTGCAACAAATTCAATTACATTTAATGTAGAATTCCAAGATAATGACGTTGGTGATGTAGCACCATTAGATGGTGGCGGCAGTGACGGAGTAGCATCAGCAGGTCCTGCAGTGGATGAAGATGTAAAAGGCACTATCACAAGCACAATACAAATGTTTAGACCAACAGGTTCTAATGTTTCGGTAGCAGCACCAGCATTTGCTAATAGTAGCACACTTTAATACTTGACAAACAGTGAGAAATCAGTTATAATATACGTATAACTGAGGAAATATCGTATGGATAAAAGACTAGAACGTGCATTAGAACACAGCAATCTAATGGTCACCCTAAATAACCAAAAAAATATATTAATGCAAAAGTTTCATTCTGACAGAATATTTTACTGTAATGGCGGCAAATTTACAGTAACTAAAGAACTAATAGCATTTGTAAAAGTTTCAAACCCAAATGTTATAGATGATGATAACTGTACTCCAATTGAAGTAGATGATACATTTTACGAAAAAATCTTTGCAGTCTATAACGAAGCAATTAACAAGTATAATACAGAATATAAAAAATTAGCAAAAAATAGAACAGTTGAAGGGTTTGTTAGTGTATGAGCAAAGGTATACTACTTTTTGCACATAATAATTCAGATATTGACTACATCAAACAAGCAGTTTTTTGTGCTTCAAGAATAAAACAATTTTTGGGCTTACAAGTTAGTCTTGTAACAAGCTCTGTTGACTATGCAAAAAGTATTATCAAAGATGAAATAGATAATATTATTGAAGTCGAAATACCAAAAAGTAACAATAATAAAACATTTAGAGATGGCTTGTATGCACAAAAGAAACTACCTTGGAATAACGCTGGTAGGGCAATGTGTTATGACTTATCACCATATGAGCAAACTATTGTTATAGATACAGACTTTATTATTAACAGTAGTAATTTGCTTAAATGTTTTGATTCTGGAAAAAACTTATTAATTAACAAAGACTGGGTTGACGTTAAGCATAATAGAGTTACAAGTATGAAAAGAATAACTGATACAGGTGTTGCTATGTATTGGGCAACAGTATTTTACTTTACTAAATCTACACAAAACAAAATATTATTTGATCTAATTTTACACATTCAAGAAAACTATGATTTTTATAGATTAAAATATAAAATTGTAGAAACAAAATTTAGAAATGATTATGCATTTAGCATTGCTTTACATATACTGAATGGGTTTAGTCCATTAGAAGATATTTCTATACCAGGTAATTTATGGCAAACGTTAGATAAAGATATATTAATAGATATGAAAGATACAGGACTGTTATTCTTATTAGAAAAAGACAGCGAATATTATCCTGCAAGAATAAAAGATACCGACGTACATATAATGAACAAATATAGTTTAGGAAGATGCACAAATGTCTAGAGGTATAG